GTCGATGTTGAAAAATCTTTTTAGGTTGCTCGGATAGCGACGTGAAGTATTTGTATGGATATAGGATGAATGAAGTTCCGGATATTGCATTGCCTGAATGTAAAGAGAGTTTGAAAGTTTCGCGTTGTTATACGCCGCGAGCTGAATTTCGATCTTTGCGTGTTCCCAGGTCGCGATCTCTACCCCTATGTTTTACACGTGCTACCCCTCCACGTCCCTGTTCGGGCTGCCCAGCTTCTATGGCTGGTGGAATGAGAAAACGCTTCGGCGGTAAGACTCCCACTGTAAATAGAGGTGTTAAGCGTAAATTTATTAAATTCGTTAAACTTTGGTTGAAAAAGAATATGGTTTCCTTGACCGATTCTGATATCCCCGACTTTGAAGGTTGGCTAGAGCGTGCTCCTTACACTCAGGCCCGAAAAGTCGAGCTCACGCGTACGTGGGACAAAGTTCATCGAAAAGCTGTTTTATCCAGATTTCGGAGAGTCAAGAGTTTCATCAAGGATGAGACTTATCCGGACTGGAAATATCCACGTTTGATTAATAGTAGAGTTGATGAAGCTAAATGTTATTTTGGACCCGTTGTTCAGGCGGTGTCTGATGCGTTATTTAGTCGACCAGAATTCATTAAGAAAATCCCAGTTGCGGAGCGGCCTTTGTTCATTCGCAATCTGTTGGAGTCCTCTGGGGTCGATTCAGATTATACTTTCACTGATTACACGGCGTTTGAAGCTCATTTCACGCCTGAGGTAATGCAGATGACGCAGATTCTACTATTTAGGCATATGTTGAAAGACACCAGCTACTCAGGAGAGTGGATGGATATGTATACCACAGTTATGACAGGGAAAAACCAATTGGCGTTTAAACACTTGAGTGCAACTCTTGTGGCTACACGTATGAGTGGTGAGATGGATACCTCCCTGTCTAATGGTTTTGCCAATCTGATGTTATTTGAATTTGTTTGCTTTTCGAGAAATTGCAAGTGCGTTGGCATTGTAGAAGGGGATGATGGTTTATTCCGTTGTTCTCCTGCTAGGAACGCACCCACTGCCCAGGATTTTGCAGATCTAGGGTTTACGATTAAAATTGAACACACCCGGACTTTGTCTGAGGCGTCGTTTTGTGGACAAGTTTATGACATGAATGATTTGGTTGTGGTGACCGATCCTCTTGAGGTATTAGCTAG